ATTCTGTCTTTGGATCTACAAGATAAAAAGGCAAATCATTATACTTACAACTAATTTTATCAGTATGACTAAATTCAAACAATCCATCAGGATGGCTATGGACGATACCTAAAACCTCTCCTTGATCTTCACCATCTGCCCAATCTAGAGGATCTATTACAAAAGACTCCTCCTTATAAGCTTTTGATATATTTTTACATTTCCAATATGTATGCTTACCATCTATATCTAAGACAAGACCACAACATTCTTCTGGATAACACTCTGTAGCGTGTTTATATGCCTCTGTAGCCCATGTATTACAAGTCATTAGATAAACGTACCAGCAGCAGGGAATAAATCTCTTGTTACTATTCTTGCAGGTATTTTTTTGTTTTGCATATCTAATGCACTAACTAACTCAAACTGTACTATCTGCCTATTTTCTACGGCTTTTCTATCTATATAATAAATTCTATCCTGTAATCTATCTGTACTGGGAGTACCAAAAGGATTGTCTCCAACAAAATTTGCATTATCAAGTGCTGAAGCTAACGGTAAAAGTCTTGTTACTTTTGCATTTAACAAATCATTTCCAGGAGTAACAGTGTTAACAACATTTAAAAAATCACTCATGGTCATAACTGTTGTATCTTTTGTTATACCACCTAAATTACTAAAGGTAAGAGTAGGTCTTGGAATTGTACCTTTGCTTGTATCTTCAAAACCTTCTACTTTTACAGCTACTCGCTGATAACTATTGCCATTAAATATTACCTGTCCAAAGTTATTTAAGTTCGCACCAGCATGAAATCTAAATACAGTATCTAAATTATTAGGATTACCAGTTGGTATATGTAAGCCAACAGTGAGTTCAAGTTCAAATAACTCGATAATAGAACTTGGATTAAGTTTATTTAATTCAACAAAAGGAATTGCCATTAAGGTTCAAATACTTCTCTAAAAACAACATTTACAGTTGCACGATTAGAAAAATTTATTGTTTTTTTATATTGTGAATCAATTACAAAATTACCTACAACATCATTAGGTGGAGTATATACAAAACTATCTGCATTAGTAGCTCTTGCATTTAAGAAATTAATTAGCGTATCGCTTTCAGTCTCAGTTATATTTTTAAAAGTTAACGTTAATTTTCTTGGGTTTTGATTTAATCCCTCTGTTAATCGTTGTTCAAAACCATCTCCAAAACTTATTGTATTTATTTTTGGGTTATTTTCTATAGACAAACCATAATCTGGATTTAAACCTACATCAGTATTAAAATTTGCCATTAATTTAACAAACCTCCAACTCTTTTTTCATTAATTATTACAGCTTGAACTGCTGCTGCAATCTGTTCACCAAAAGCATTAGCCTGCTGTGTATTTCCTTGCACATTAGAACCAGATGCATCAACAGAAACATTTATAACAGTAGAACCGCCACCATTAGATTCAACACCTAATCTACCATTACTACCTCTTCTTAAAGGTAAGATAGCTTCTGCACCTGCTTCACCCATTAAACCCATGCCATTCGCCATAGGAAATAATGTTGGTTTTCGGACTACTGTTCCTCCATAGGCATATTTCTGAACCTGTCCATTAACAAAAGCATTACCATCTGCATTTTTTGTAAATAAACCCTCTATAAAATTAGTAAATGGTTTTGTAATAGATTCCTGTATTGCAATACGTGCCATATCTTTAATTATGCTATTTGCTAAATTTCTAAAATTTAATTTACCTGTCATTACAAAATTAACTAAAGCATCTTCCATACCTTTTATTCCTTTTACTACAACATCTGCCATTGATTCCTGTACAGATTTTAAACCAGACTGAAATTGTTTTAATTTATCTCTCATGGCCTGACCAAAAGCATCATTAAGAGAATCTTTTGCATCATCAACTGCATCTGCATTTACATTAATAGTTATAGTTCCACCTTCTTCTGCACTCAATCCTTCTATACCTTCTACAATCTGTCCAGCATTAATAATATCTGCAATTACCTTAAAATCTTTTTTTGCCTGTTCTGCAGTATCTTCGAATCCTTTTTGCATTACTTCCAATGCTGTTTTAAAATCACCTAAAGCAAGACTGCCTAATATTTTTGCTAAATCTATAAAACTTCTTGTTAAAAATCTAACAGAAGCAAATGTTGCAAAAGCAGCAGAACCAATGATTTTAAATCCTACTTCAACTGCCTTAAATAATTCATTCAATGATTCTTTATCATTTAGAAACTGTTCAACTATAAGTGCAAAATCATTAAGTGTTGGTAATAAATTATCTGCTAACTGTAAATTTGCTTCACCTGCAGAAAAACCTATACGTGTAAGAGTATCATTAAAATCTTCTGCATTTTTTGCAAATCTATCTGATACCTGTGTATTAAATTCCTTAATACCTTTTGCACCCATATTTAAGAATGGTACAAGTTGTGATCCTGATCTTCCTAATATCTCCATTGCAATGGCAGCCTTTGTAGCACCATCAGGTAAATCTGCAAATCTATCTGCTATCTCACCCAATACCTGTTCTGATGATTTTAAAGTGCCATCTGTATTTCTAACTGATAAACCTAAATCATCAAAAGCATCTTTGTAAGTAGCAACACCCTGATCTGCTTCACGCATTGACTGGGCTAATCTTCTTAATCCTCTATCTATTGTTTCCTGTTCAACGCCTGCTAATTTACCTGCTCTTGTATATGCAATAAGTGTATTAGCAGCTATACCTGTCTGTGTACTGAGTTTTCCAAATCTATCACCAGCATCTATAGCACTTTTAAGTAAACCTGCAAAAGCACCACCAGATATAACAAGACCAAAAGTTGCAAATGTTTTATTAAGACCACCCATAGCAAGCCTTAAATTTTTTACCTTACCTGATACACCCTGCATAGAGTTACCAAGCCTTTTTATAGAACCTGCTCCTACTGTTTTTGCTGCTACAACTAAATCAAATTTTGCCATTATTTATCACTATTAATAATTTTTAGTATTGCAGCTTCCATAATCTGTAAATTTTCCATTAAAGATACAGCATCTTCTACTGAATACAGTTTAATCATTTCTAACACAGTTGTATAGTCTAATCCAACAATTCCACTCATACCTACACGCCATTGTGTTTGACAACGTAAAAACATTTCAACTGTTAACCAGTTTTCTTCATATACATAACAATTATTAATTACTTCTTCTTTTTCTATAACAATACCTAACACTTCATTATCTTCTGCTGTTTTATCTATGACTGCTGAACCTGACACCCAATATTCAGCAGCCATAATTAGTTTTTTTTGTATATTTCCTGGTTAGATTCCATAAAAGCAAAACCTACAGCCAAAGCAAAACCTCTTACTTCCAATAATTGATTCAGTGTATTTTTATTAAAAGGAACTTCTGAACCATCAGAAGCTAACATTTGTTCCCATCCTAGTAATACTTCCTTTGTTACATCTATATCATCTATCTGTTTATCTTCTATCATTTTTACCATTTCCTTAAATCTTGACTGTGAAATATTTTTAAAATGACCAACAAATATTTCCTTAGATACTGCACCATCCTTATTTACATTAACTTCTACATTCCATTTATATGTAGGACTTTGGTCAATAACAAAAGGCATAAAAATTTAGTATCTAATAACTAGGGTATACCCTTTTTTATGTATAGACAAGACTAAACTCATTATTTGCTGATGCTGTTGGAGTTGCATAAAACGGTAAACTTAACATTGTTATCCCATCTGATTCTTCGTATGTAGGTTGTCCTAAATCAGTTTGTGGACAGGACACTGTAACTCTATTACCAGCAGCAGTTCCATGTAACCATGTATTTGTGCCAGTTGATGTACCAGTATAATCTGTAAAAAAGTTATGGGCTGACAGTGAGGGGTTTTCAATAACAGCTGTCCCAGAAGGTCTACGGTCAGTAATTAATACTTCTTTTGTACCACCAACTAATTCTCTATATATAACTTCATTATTAAAATCTAAATTCCAACTCTGTAATGCTGCTGAAAAACCAAATATAGAAAAGTTAGATGTGCTGCCATTTTTAAATATTAATGGTGATGCCTGATTACTTACTGTTACAGTTGGTAAAGCAGTATCAGTAGGTGCTGTGAATAATCCAGTTAAGGAAAAAGATATACGTGGTATGTTGTTAACCTCACAATTTATACTAAATGTTCCTCTAGCACCTGTTACCTTATGTCTTATGCCATCATAATTAACAAATAATGTAACGCTGTCTGATGGAGTAGCTACTGGTGCATATGTAACTGTATTGCCACCAGTTATATTTTCTGATAAACCACAAGCTTTTAATATTGCACCATATTTCGGTGCTGTACCCGCAGAACCAGAACCTGCCATTTCTACATCAAAGGTTACATTAACTCTTGTATTAGCAGGTATTACTTCATAGTTACCCATATATGGCCTTATCAAATCTCTACTAACTTCATCACTAACAATAGGTTCTATATTTAAATCTATTACCTGCACATAGTTAGCAGAACCAGTAGGTGTAGGGTCACTTCCATAACTAGACTCTGCTTTAGCTAGTATGCTTCTTTTTCTGTGTAGCTTTGGCATTGTTACATTAAATCACTATGTTCCTATAATATAGGTTTTTAGTAATAAACACCATCTATTGAGTTAAATCAGCTACTTCTGTTCTATATCGCACTATATATTGTATATCTATTACTCCCCCAGGCTGATCTGCGTCTAACAATTCAAATGATGTATCTGAAGGCTGTAAATCTATAGCATTACTGTTAACAGTTAAATCTGCCATTATTGTTTTATGTACTAATTCAACAACTTCATCTGATTGCTGATCTGGTATTTCACCTCTAACAATTACGCTTACTTTTACAGTTAAGGAATGATCTAATGTAGGTAGTGATGTATTTTGTTCAACTGTATCACTAACTGGTTCTATAACTATTGCAGGTACTTCACCTCTAGATAATGGTACAACTCTTGACCTATATACATTGATATTTGTAGTAACAGTTATGTCATCTAATACCTTAAATAACTGTGCTAGTATTTTTTCTCTTTTAGTAGTCATCTTTTCTGTATTGCAATTTCACAAAAATTACCATCATCTAACTTTCTAACTTCTCTAACAAAATATACCGTACTGTCTATAGTTATTCTTGCACCAGCTATAAGATTGCCAAAATCAGAAACTTTTGCAGTAAGTTGATAATCTGTACTTATTATTTGGTTACCTGCTAAAACTAAATCTGGCTGCTCTAAAATAGCTTTTGCAGTTGTAGAACCTGATGTACAACTCACACCAAAATCATCAAGGTATGCAGAAAGTGTTGTACTGTCCTCAACAAGTGCCATTACTTTTTAGTTGTTGTTTTTTTTGGTTTTGGTGTTTCTTTATATTCTTCGGCTTTACCAATACTAATAAGGAAAGAAGCATCTGCACTAGATACATCATATGTTTTGCCAGCTTCTAAACCAACACCACTTGCACATACATTTTTTAAACACTTTATTTTCATAAAAAAAAAGGGGTAGATAGCTACCCCATATAGTAAACCAATTATGTGGTTACGTCTAAGATTGCAGCAAATGACTGTGCGTGTCTTACAGCAACATCAAATGCAACTACACCTTTTACTGATACTAAGTTTTTAGCAAAGTCATCAGAATCTTCACCAGCAGTAATTTCAATACCAGATCCGTATAGACCTAAGATTGCCTGTGAGAAGTCACCCATGACAACAGCAGAGCAAGAACCACTTGTAGAACCTTTAGTTAGGTTGCTAGGTACTTGGTTTGTCATTGCTAAAGGATAACCATTAACAGCAACAGGAGTTGCACCTCTACCTAATGCCTGTAGGTTGTTGTTCACTAAGTACTCACCACCAGATGTCTTAAGCTTCTTAATAGCACCCATCACTTTAGCGTTGGTTACATAAGAAATAGAATCAGCATTAACACCTGCATTATCTTCCATAATTGCAGTTTCTAGATCAATAAGCTTATCAACTGTAATAGCACCACCATTAGTTCCGATTGCAACTGAACCAATACCAGATGTTTGCATAATACCTGTAGGCTGACCTGATGAACCAGTACCATTAAGTATTCCTAAATCAATACCTAAGTTAATACCGTCACTAATGTCTCTTCTAACTAAATCTTCAATGCCTGGAGTTGCCTGTATAAGCATATTCCTAGAGAATTTTGACAGTGTGCCTAAAGTCTTAGGAGTCATTGAAATCTGGTCAAATGTACTTTCTGCCTGAGATAGTGCAGCAGTTTCACTTGATAAGAAACTAGTAGAAGCAACACCTGATCTCCTAGGTATCGCAACATCACCAACCAAACCTGATAATGTTTGTACACCTAAACCTACCATTACAGTTGAATTACGTAATGCCTCAATAAAATCATCAGCAAGTAAATCTGTTGCCACGATGTTTCCACCTGTTGTTGCACCAGAAGTTACGTATGTAGCTCTTTGTACCAAACCACTGTAAGGAATAAATAAAGATCCACTTCTTGTACCTTTACCTGAGTCCTTTGCAATTTGTTGTGAGATTTCTCTAGCAAAACCTGATGCTTTATCAGACCAATCGTTTGTAATAAGACCTCTTATACCAGCAGAAAGTCTATAGTCTTTTGCATACTGTTTTCTTTCTTGTGGTGAAAGTTGTTCTTCAATTGGCTTTGCTGTTTCTACAGGTTTTGCATCTAGCTTATCCAAGATAGCTTCTCTGCATGAATCTACAGAAGAACCATTGTTAATTAACTGTTCAGCAAGGTCATCAAAACCACGCTTAGAACACATTGCATTGATCTCTCTAATTCTTGTGCGTTCTGCGGAAGCAGCTTTTTTAGTAGCTTCACTACGCACAACTTCTAGATCAAGTTGCTCTTTTTCCATAGTTAGTTGTTTTTTAGAATTGGGCTGTTGTGCGTCAGTAGACGCTGCGTATACACGCTTACTGTTTACTATATCTTGTTTTTCTACACTAGGCATAGTGTTGTCATCAATTAATCCTCTTGAAATCCCTACATCTGGTGCTGCTGGCGATGCAACAACTGATACCTCATGTGGTTCCCATCTTGTAGCAAGAAAAGCGTTATTTCCATCTATTTCACGTTCTTCCATCTCTAAAATGCGATAACCTACGCTAATTGACGATAAAATGCCGTCATCTATGTCTCTTTTTACCTCCTGTGCCTTTGCATTTCTGCTTAATTCAACAACTGCACGACCTTTTTTCTTTTCCTTATCAAGATATGCGTTTCTAACAATACCTATAACAGAATCCATATTGTGATTCCATAACACTGGTGCAACTCCACCATTTAACCTTCCAAAATCTATTGCACCATCGTCATGGCTTAGTATTTCTGTACCAAATGATCTTTCTACAGGATATGTACTAGAGAAACTAAATTCATATGTGTTTTCTTCTTTTTCAGAAAAAGATGTTTCACCACTTCGTTTTAATACTTTTGTAACACTTCTTAATGAATCTATCTTAGTAAGTGTACTGAACTTATGACCAACCTGTACATCTGTTGCCTCATATTCTCCATCATTCTCTCTAAATACAGTTATTAATGCAGCAGGGTCATCTTCTGTACCAGTAATTTCGAAACTAGAATCAGGTACATTTATAGTGCCATCACGCACAATACGATCTATCTGACCTCTTGCAGTACCACCACTTGCGTTCCATCTAACATAATCTCCTACAGATAATGCGTCTGGTTCTGCACGTTTTACAGTACGTTTTGTTTTAGGCATGGCATCATTGTTTCTTAATTCTTTTATTCTAGCTGATTTTGCATCAGAAAAACTTTTACCTGCTGACCCGCCCCATGCTGCGGCACTAACACGCCCAGGACTTGGATAACCTTTTTCTCCTGGCCTATATCCTTCTGCCTCTTGATCTACAGCGTGTCTTGCGTGCCATGCTGACATTTGTACAACAACATCAGGTGATAATTCATTACCACTTAATATTTGTGTTGCCCTCCTACGTGCAACTTCTGTACCACCAGCTTCACCTTCTGATTTCCAATCTCTATATCTCTGTGCTTCTTCTCTCATACCTGCTGTAGGCATAAGGTCTATTTCTGTGCCATTAATAACTGCCATCTGAACCCTCTGCTACGTTTTCTGCATCTTCTCCTGATGGTGCATCAGTATCACCAAAAGGATCTACAGTATTAATAGGTTTATATTGACTGCCACCAGATTTATTTGTAGCTGATGGGTCACTATCTGTAATAATATTCATTTCATCTAGTTTTGCCAGTTCTGTCTGTCTAGCTATTAGTAGTTCTTCTATATCACCACCATTTTCAGAGACAACATCAGTTAATGTTTTAAATCCACACCGAACTGCATCTTTCATGGCGGCGACTTCTTTCTGTGGATCTACATAACTATATCCTCTACAAACCCATCTAACTTTTTCATATACTTCTGGTGTTGTTGAATATGTAGGCAAAGATAATGTGCCACTTAATACGGCCATCTCTAACCAATATTCATATATAGGCTGATAAAAAGTTTCCTTTAACATTTTTTGTATTGTTCTCCAATGATCTCTGTCTTGCATCATTGCTAACCTGCTACTGCTGTAATTAGATTGTGAGTAATCAGAACTTATAGCCTCAAAACTACAACCTAAACCACTTGCCATACTTCTAAGCATTGCTCTTACAAATGGTTCAAATTCACCATTGGCTTTATCTAAATCAGGTACAGAAATAGATTCTCCAGGTGCTAAATATTTAAATGCACCAGGCTCAAAGCCACTTACACGTTCATAATCAAATACCTCACCACCTGCATCTAATTCACCTTCTGGACTTGTAATAAATCCCATCAATGCACTTGATGCACGTTGTCCAACTACTGTGGCCTCGATATAGCCATCCAACTGATGTAAGTGATTAATTGCACTAGCTAAAAATGGAACACCCCTATGCTGTCCTGGTCTAAGTGGCATAAATAAATGTATTACATCTTTTGCAGGTACAATTATATGTCTCTTTTCTTTTATAGGATTTTCAAGGGTCGTATCGCCTGGGTGTTTTCTTAAAAACGCATAACTGACAGCCCTACCTTCTGGACTTATCTCTATTCCTAACCTCCATACATTCTTATTATTCTTTTTTACACCTTTATAATCTGCATCTAATTGTTCTGCCTCTAGTATTTCTAATGAAAAAGGTATTTTACTTCTACCGTATGCTTTTCTATGTATAACAATAAAACATTCGCCACTTTCTATCATTGACCTTACTGCAAGTCTTTCCATTTCAGAAAAACATAAAACACCACGTATATCACAACTATCTTTTCTACCCCATTTACTCCATTCACTTTCTATAGATTCGTTTAATCTTGTATTAGGTGTACCGCCACGCTGACTTTTTATCTGTGCTTGCATAGTTACACCTTGTCCAACTATTTGATTTGTTGCATATCTAACTGCCTGTGCTGCATAATTATTATTACGTACTAAATCATGTACTCTTTTTCTTAGTAGTTCAATAGAGTTTTTATAACTTTGATCTGGTGAAGATAAAGGTGTAATCCAACTTAGGTTAGTTCTATCTACTCTTGCACCTGCATACATTCTTTTTAACCTATTTCTACGGTTATTTAAGTCGTTATTAGATGTAAATAAGCCTTTCCAAGCGTTTCTTAAGCCCATTTAACCCCCTTAAAAGCGTACATAAAGTGTTTTAGGGTCTCCTAAACCCTGACTTATTAAACTATAACGCTTTTCACTAGCAACTCTACTTTTTAATTCAGCCCTTAACTCTCTTAACTTGTCTAAATCTATTCTTTTAAATGTTCTATTCCCAATACTGTATTCCTGTGCCTTATCTGCAACCATTGCCCTAATTGCAGCTTCTACACTATCAAGATCTTTTTCTGTTTGTGTTCTATTGTCTATAGCAGCAGGTGTACCAGAATATTGTAAAGATTGTTTTACTTCAAGCTCGCCTGTACCTAGTTCAAAAACTTTACCGCTTTTAAATGCTCTAGCAGCCCAATACCAATTACCTGCATCAAATGCTGCACTGTCAGTAGCAGTTATTGTAAACTGCCAACCTGTACTATTTGAATATTGTGTACCTTGTACAGTATGTCCTTCACTAGCTGTATTAGTTCTTAGGTAATATTCTAATGTCCAATCAGGACTTGTAATACTTTCATTAATACCAGCAGTTGTGGCTTTATCTACCCATTCAATAGTAGTACCAGCAACAATAATACTAGGCA